TTAGAGATGTCTGCGACGAATTACCGTAGATCGTCGTGACGTTAACTATGTTCGGGTTAGCCATTTATTTACTCCTTAGAATCCGAAGATCATTGCCATGGCAATGGATTTACCTGTGGAAATACCCGCTGAACCAAAAGAAAGCGTTCCACTGCCGTTAGTTACGATTGCTTGGCCGCTTGTTCCATCTGCAGAAGGCAACGTGAAAGTGACGTTTGAAGCGATATTGTCTGCAGCCTTTAAGCTAACGTAGTTAGTACCGTTGTCGGTGTCTTCGTACAGTTTAAGATTTGCACCAGCCGCTGAAGTACCTGCCACATCCAACTGCGTAATGCCTGCAATCGTTCCACCGGTGATTGTGGCTGATGGAGTTGTAAGCGCTGGTATGTAGTCAATTGCAGACTTAACATCTGTACCGTCGTTATAGACAAAAGCACTTTTACCGTTGGGTATCGTGACAGATTGACCAGCTACGATGACCCGAATAGACTGACTACCCGATGTGTTGTTCTGAATGACGTACGGCTTTTCAATTGCCGGAACAATTAAGTCACGAGTCGTAGACAGTGATACGCCAGACGTTACATTCAGGACGAAGTTACGAGCCACCTGAGTAGCGTTAGTGTTTGTCAGGGTTAACGTCAGGTTAGCATCAGAGGTAAAGTTTGCCGTAGCAATACCGACAATAGCTTCTTCGATTGCAGTGCCAAGGTTGACGTTGGTTGTAGCACCCCAAGTACCGGACTGTTCGCCGGTAGTAATTAGTTCAAATTTTAAGGCACTATAGGTTGAGGCCATGGTTTATCCTTTACATCAAAACATCAGTCCAGTTTGCACTTTGTGCGTTCGATACTGCTACCCAATCTGAAGTTTCGCTGTCATTTACCGCTACCCACCCGGCTGTCTGTGCATCATCAACCCCCAGCCAAATCGTAACAGACTTAATTAACGCTGAACAGCTAACTCCAGTTACATAAACGTTGGCCCCTGACGTAACTGTTACAGAACCAACTAATCCATTTACTTGAAATCCTGTCTCGACAACAACAGCATTTCCTACAACTGTTACAGAGCCAACTTGCCCTGTTGCTACAAATGAGACATTACCTTCGCCCCACGCAGCCTCACCCCAGCCTTGGCTACCAAACCCCCCTAATGCAATCGCAACATTAGCCATTTACCTTTACGCAATTCTGATAAGAGCATTAGTTGCATCTGCGGTTGGGAAAATAATCTGGAACGTACCTGCGGTTGAAGCCTTAGCCCCACCAAAATCTAAAACGCATACAGCCGGATTGCCTGCCTGACTGCTGTTGTAAATCAACGCCCCGTATGCGGTAATGGTTGCGCTAGTAAACGACAGGTCAGAAAAATCAGTAAAAGCCGTAGTCCCAGTCGAAGTTGGGGTGACGTTAGTCAGCGCCCCACCACCAGCCGTATAAGAACCACTAGCACCTACCTCATTGGAAGACGTATAAGCCGTAGTTGCTGCCGTAAACGAAGCGCTGTTGTCGTACAGGGCTAACTTAAAGACGTTGCCAGTACTATTTGTAAAGTTATGCTTTGCCTGCATTAACTCTACTTTGAATGATGTGCACAAGTAGTTGCCGGTGAACGCCATTTTATTTCTCCAGAATAGTTACTAAGTCGGGATACCCGGCTTCTTGTAGTTTCAATGCCAGCGTTGCCCGGTCATTGCGGATAGCTTCTTTGATATAAAACTCAACAACCTGACGAATGTGCTCTTTAAAGGCTTGGGCTTGATCACGGATAACCGGATGCGCCGTATCCCCAACGGAGATAATCTTGTCAGCAGCGCGGATAGCGACTTCTTCAGCCGTAAAACCACGATTACTCGTAGTGTTGACAAACACAGAGCCACACAACAAGACGGCAGAATCTTTGGCAAAAATTGTCATTTGACCGGGTACCTTACTTGTCCGTTCCTGTACGCATCCATGCGGTCTTTAGCATCACCCAGTTGCTTCAGTAACAGTAGTGCCTCGTTGTAGCGGTCCGTGTAGTTTTTAATAACATCTGCGTCAGACTTCATAAACGAAGCTGCTTCCAGCAAAGAGCCATACAGAAGCACAGACTCAAAGTTATCCCCAAGCCACGAGGTACCCGCCGTAGTTATTGAAGCTGGGTAGTAGAAGTAGTGCAACTCCATCGTGTACGTGGAGTTAGGCATTGGACCAAGAATGAACGAGTCGTAATCAAACACTGCGTAATACAAGGGTAAACCCGTATCTGTCTGACTTGGATAGGCTTCACGAATGAAGTTCACGTCTTTATTAAGCAGGTACACATAGTCGCCAGAAGCAAATACCCGCCCATCAGGCAGCGTGGTAGGCCCGTTGCAAACTACCGCCAAGGAAAACGTAGACAGCCAGTCGCCGGGAATCTGCAAATACTTATTACCAGAAGTTGTTGTGCCAGTTACGTTTTTACGAACAGCCGGAATCTGAACCGAGTTGTAAATCCGCTCCTCGGCGTTTTGAACAAAAATTGCTATCTGTTCAGCAGTCGTAAGATCACCGCTTCCCACGGTATCTGGGAAGTCGTTCTCCGCGTAGCCTTTTATGGCATCAACAAGTTCTGCGTAGTTCATTAGCCCATCTTCCCGCTAATCTTGCGGCCTTTGGTTGCAGCACCATACCCACGCATTACGCCCGTGCCGTACGGATTAACAGGAGCGTAGTTGCCCTTGCTGATGCCCGCAATAGACGGATTCATCTGGTTCATGATGTCCTTGCCCGGCGTGTAAACGCTGTAAGTGCTGACATTGGTTTGTTGACCAGACATGTTGTGCGGTGCGGCATAAACTTCAGCCTGACCCACTTCTTTGCCTTGTACTTTATTGCTGAACTTAGCCATTATCGCCCCCGTGAAGAACCACGCTGATTAGCCACACGTGCCAGATTACGACCCATGCGCTTCATGTCCATCGAAGTCGGGCCACCGGCTTTCATGCCTTTGGCGCCGTGCATCTTCTTTTCGTGTGCCTTGACTTCAGCCTTGGCAACCTTTTTCATTGCAGTCTTTTCCATCATTTACTCCTAAGTAATTGTTACTGTTACTGAACCGACGCTACCCCGCGCCACCAAATTATTAGGGGTTAACCCTGCATCATCTGCTCTAGCACCCCCAACAGGATTCCAACCCCATTGAAAGATTCTACTGCCACCTGACGGCACACCAAAAGAGTCTTCAGCTTCTGGATCGGGTGGGTTAATTACATCAATCTGCAGACCTGTATAACCTGAATTAACGTAGCTGCGGTCAGGACGAGGATCACGTAAGCCTTGCGGGTCATCTACCGGATACATACCAAGCTGCAACTGAGGGTGGTCTGGATCCCAGCAAGTTGGGCACACCAACATGTTGATATTTTTGGTCTTAATGACCAGCTTTCTCAGGTCTTTTAACGGATAGCGAAAATCACAGCGATCACACTCTGAGATAGCAAACTTACCGGAAGCAAACCTGTTACCCATATTAAGTTATAAACATCTGACGTGGCACCAGCCGGTCAGCCGCTTTCTCCCTGTCTTCACCTGCTGCAAAGGTCCAATCTTCGTCATATTGGGCTTTTAATCTATCTAAGCGCACTTGCCCTTCTGGGAGTTTTAACGCTATGTAATATGCCAGCCCTGAAGTCAGACACGTTATAAAACGAAACGGCACATCAAATGTATTGACCCCATTACCCGCGTCTTGAATCCGGCGCATACGCCAATAGACAAACGTGTAGTACGGATCCTGCTGAGTTCCCTGATCGGGTACAGGCCAGACTGTTATCTGAGGGGTAGCCGTAGCCGCAGGGGAATAAGCACTTGTAGCAGGATAAGCCGCCCCGGTATTACGCTGCACCCAAACCTGAATCGGACGGGCTTGCTGGAGTTTATTTGGAATCGTAGCGTAGGTGCTAACAGAGATTCTGGTGATGGTCAGATCTGCCTGTGTGGCAATGTTGCCTGCCTGCGTACGAACCACATGCTCCAGCAAATCCACCGTATCGTTGGGTAGCGGGTAAGTAGCCACCCCTTGTTCCATCGCAATCGACCCCTGTTCAATCGTCCAGAGGTTAATGCCCCGATTAGCCCAGTCTGCAAACAACAGATTTAAAGAACGGCGAGCCGTACGGAGGTCGTAACCAGAACGTAATTCCCCACCCGCACGTTCAAAAGCTTCTTCAACTATTTCGTTAAGCTGAAGATTAAAATTGGTCGTGCCTGATGTAGTCATGTCACTTTCCTAAACCTAGCAGCTTTTTTAGCCACCCCAGCAGGCTGGGCGACGAATTGCTTTCCGGCTGCTTTTCCGGCTCGCTTGGCACGGGTTGTGGCGGCGTACTCTTGGGGGCTGAGCGCTTTGATTGCTTTTTCAGGTAGATACCTTTCGCCCGTATCTGTGGACCTTTTTCCGCTTTTGGTCCGCCATTTTTGGGCTGTCCACGCTTTGAGGCTGCGCTGGCTTTTGGAGAGGCCACTCACTTATACCCCCCGCCCGCTGCTTTGTACTTCTTGGCAAGCAGTTGAGCTTTACGCGCCGACCATTGCCCCGGCGCAGTACCCTGCGTACCTGAGGCTTTGATCTGATCAAAGAGCTTTTTTCGCATGCCCGGATTGGTGTAGTTCCCGGCCTCGTTGACCTTGGATTCTCCACCTTTTTTAAACAGCTTCACATCCTGCGGTTTGTCTTTCCGCTTGATGGTTTTAGCCGTAGGCATTTTAGATGGGCTGATTGCCCCCATCCCGCGACTCGCCATCATTTCAGCATTTCCCGCCGTAGGCCATCTTGACCTGCTTAGCCTTGGTTTTGCCCTTTGTGGCTACGCCATCAGCCTGCTTATGCCCTGCAGCCAGACCGCCAGCGGCCATCTTTTTAACCTTGCCGCCGTACTTCATACCTTTGGCTTCGGCCATTTCGTGCTTAAGCATGGATTTAGGGGCACCCTTCTTTTTCATGAAGGACACTTCTTTTTTCATCATTGCCTTGGACTCTTTCATTTGACCACCTTCCTTTTTAGTAAATTCACGACCAACAGACTGGGGAACACCCACCTTTTTAGCGAAAGCCTTGTTATGGGCTATCGCCTGCATAAACTTTTCCTGCTTGGCTGATACGGCTGGCATCAGATGATCCGTCCCCGAGTCTTGCCTTTAGTAGCACATCCATCAGCCCGCTTAGAAGCTGAGGAGACTTTGCCGCCTGACGCCATTTTTACTTTGCCGCCTTTTTTCATGCCACCGCGAGGACGGTCTGTACTACTACGAGAACCGCGAGCTTCGCGGGATACTCCAGAAGCTGTAACGCCTTCTTCTGCAGCACCGGCACCAAAAATTTTTGCATCATCTGCGGCTTCTTGCGCGGAAGTACGCATACCAGAAGGTTTCTTGGCACTTGCTACATCTGTGGTGTACTTTTTGCCGTTGAACATAAACGTTTTGTCCCCAGCCCGACGTGCTGCGGCAAAAGCTGCACCAAACCTAGATGTTTTAGCGGTAGGGGCTAACCCAACTTGCTTGACGTTACCTTCTTCATCACGCGCCCCGCTAAACGGATCTACATCATCACCTTGAAAAGGACTTGCCATTTTATTTACCCCTGCCTAATAAGTTGGTTAATTTTGTCTTCAAGGCGGTTAAACCTTGCATCAATGTGTTCCAAAATCCGATCAATTTCTGCTTGAGTGACGTTATCACGGGCCACCTCCTCGCGTGTTCGGTTGATCAAAATGTTAAGGCGGTTTAGTTCAGCAACCTTCTCCTTAACCCACATAAGCAATACTGCCCCGGCTAATGTTAAGGCAGCATTCCATAAAAATAGTACTTCTTGGCTCATCTGCACTTCCACCGTCTCAGCGACTGGTTAATCCGGCTATCGGGGTCCCGCTTGGTTTCCGCGCTTGCCAGCTTCTTCATCCCCGTCATCCGGGCACAGAATGACTTGCGCCTTGCGGCCCGCTTCCCACTGGGGCTGGACTCCGTTACGGCTGTCTGAAGTTTGGACCCGGGATTAGCTTTACGGTACGCAGCCACACCCTTGGCAGTCATACCCGCACCCTGCTTAGTCGGCCTGAAATTGCCTGACTTTACAGAGGTCTTGATTCCCATCCCTTTTGACTTAGCCATCGCTTTCTACCGTTTCGTCAATTTTAGTTCTAGTCGTGGTTACTTCGCCAGCCTCATCCTGCCAAGACTCGCATAGCCACAGACCTTCTTCGTCCCTGTCCAACACCTCGCCAGTCTTGATCACTTCCCAACCCCCTTAACCATGACATAGCCCAAAGTAGCCCCGCTTCCGGCAGACTTAACTAAAAGCCTTGAAAATCTTGCCTGAGCGTTACTTACCTGAAGGATGCTCGTACTGCTGGCAGCGGTTGTAATATCAGCACCGAGTTGTACCCAGTTGGTATTATCAGCAGATACTTGCAAGGCAAATGTAGGGGCTGTTGTCGTAATTGCACCCATGTTTACCATTACCACTAAATCAACACAGCCTTCAGTAAAGAAAGATGGGCTAGTGCTGTTTAGGGTATTAGGAGCTACTGTTCTATCAAAAAACTGCCGCTGTAGTGGGTTTGATGTTTGTGATTGAATACGGTTGACTGCATTTGTAAAGCTGGGTGTTCCTGTGCCACCAATTGTACGAACATAGCGAATACGGTTACCAGTTAACGGAATTAATGGACTACGGTATTGTCCAGTCGCAGTAATCCTTGGGAAATGATATATGTCGTACCAGTTAGTTCCTGAATCATCAGACTCCTGAACCACCACGTCTAGCGTTGGGTTTGTGCCAGAAACAGCGGTAACAATGACGTTGTATTCAGCAGAAAGTGCAGTTGATCCAGGTGTAATTGCTGACGATGTTGCAGTAGAAGTTAAAGCCGCAGAAGCAATATCATTAACGCCATTGTTGTAAGCTAACTGTGCAGTGTTGATTGTGCTGACTGTGCTTACCGTGCCAATGTTGCCAACAATTGGAATAGCAGAGAAGTTATCGCTTTTATTTAATACTTCTACTTTTTCACGTAGGTATTCAAACAAACGAACATACGAAATACGTGCGTCTGTGCGCTTAATTACTGTGCCGCCACAGTTAGTTGAACCAAATGGAGAAGGCAATACGGTAGACCCGATGGGCAACAATATAGCTGTAGTTGTTACTACACTGGCTACTTTGTAAACACCATCTACAGCTAAATCCGCACCAGTAGAATTGTCTCGGCATCCATAAACGTTTACATAATCACCAACCACAAATGCCCAGTTTGCACCGCCAACAAGAGTTAAATCTGTTGCTGTGACTGTTGCTGATTGAATTGCAACCGTTGTATAAGCTGCTGGTATGTTTGCACCGTTTACCCTTGATACCATTCCACCATAAGATGTTGCGGTAGTCGATGCTCCAAAAGCAATAGTAAATGTTGTAGAAGTGGGAGTAGAAACGACTGCGGTAGCCGTGGTTAAGTTGGCAAAGTTAGTTTGGTCTCGAATACCGTAAATAACAATAAAGTCGCCAGTAGTCAAACCGTGGGCTGTTGAAGTGGTAATAGTGGCTGTTGTTGAGCCAGCTTTACTTGCAGAAACAATCTTAGCTGTTGGTACAGTTAAAGATTTATCGTTAGTAAAACGAAAACGCAATTTATAGCTTTGAGTTGCTCTTGGCACAACCTGGGTTACGTTCCTACGGGCTGTTGGCTGATTAACGGTGTCAATAGCAGCATCGTAATATTGAATCCTGTCTGCCTGTAACAAAGATCTGTATTCGTTAGTCGGAACAAATGCGTAACTGTAGTTAGCCGCAACGGCTTGAACAGATGCTGTTGACCCAACGGTTACTGAATGATTTCCAGCAAATGTTCCAGAGGGGTAAACATCACCAGACTCAGAACGCACATACATTGATGCGTTAGTTGCTGAGGCATTTTCAAATATCTGGCTGTAACCGTCTGGCGCACCGCCCATTGCCGAGCGAAAATAAACAAAGCCTTGACTGGTGTGTGGACCGCTATTTACAGAAGCAATAGTACCCATCGGGCCAGCAGTTGCTGTAAATACAGTTGAGCTTGTAATGTTTGCTACAACCAAGCATGGATAGTTTAGACGGCTATCGCTTGTAATTCCACGAATACCAATACGCATACCAGCTACTAATCCATGTGCAGCAGTAGTTGTAACTGTCAAAGTAGTTGTTGCCTGCACAATGCTGGAGATAGCAATGTCAGAAGGCAAAGGAATTGGTGTACCTGTGCTTACGTATTCAAGAGATAATTCTTGCCCAAGAACCCGCTGAGACATTCCAAGGCCAACAATTGCTTCTAGTGGGCACGGGAACGTAGCCTGAGACTCTACATAACTTTCTGTGTCGGCAGTTAGCGGATTTTTAGAAATTACCAGATAAGACGCTGATACAGCGTTACCATCCAGTTGAACAATGTCACCTGATGCCACTGACTGCTGCCATGTAGTGGCTGTGTTGTAAGTCTCAAACGACTCACGAAGTTCTGTTTCTATGTTTTGCGGTTTTACTGGTATTGCGTTACTGACAGGTATGTTGACTCCGTCGATAGATACCGGAAGCGGATTGCTCTCAGTAATATTATTACCGGACGGATCTTCTAGTACCGTACGGAAGTCAACAATACCAGTCATTACAGGCTCTTAATAAACGCTTGATGCTTGGCAATCAGATCAGCACGGGCGCTTGCCAAATCTTCTTTGGCTTGCTTTGCTTTTTCCAACGCCTCATCTAACTGCTCAGACTTAGCTGCCGCTGAAGCAATTGCCGCCTCTGCACGACTTTGGGTCTGGGCCGCTTGTGCTGCTGCGCTATCTGCAAGTGCTTTTGCTGAACGAGACTCACTCATCAATGCTTGGGCTTTCTCTGCAATAGAGTCAGCGCGTTCCTGAGCACTTGAAATGATCACATCAGCACGAGCTTCTGCACTGGCAACAATATCGCCAGCATTTTGCTCCGCATCCTTGAGGGCTTTCGCCGCCTTGTCTGCGTCTGCTTTAGCTTTTTCTTTAAGGGCCAAAATGTCCGAAGCTGGGCCAACTAAATCGACATACTTCTTGTTTTCAGCCGTTGCATCTTCCAGAGCCTTCAGTTTTTCCTGATAGGCAGAGGGGTTGGCGACAACAGTAAGCAGGTCAAATAGTTGGTTTGACGATCCGGAAGTTCCATCAATATTTGTAGAAATCATGCTAAACCTCCGCCACCAGCTTGGATGAAGGTGCAGCGGACAGACCCAGAACCAGAGTTAAGTTTGATTCTTGTTCCTGTGACAGGGTATGCAATATTGGAATCTTTAGTCACCAATATTCCTGTCATCGAAGGATGGTCAGTCCAAGCACCTGTTGATGCGTCATATCCAGCAGCAAACACATCGTCAAACGTATATTGCACCGTGTAGTTCACGGTTCCGGTTACAACTACAGAAATCGCCACGTTAAATGGAGATACGTAGTTGTCCGGAGGATATACGCTTGACGTTAAAGCGCCGCCAGAGGCATCAGAAAGCGTGTAAACGACTGGACGCATTTCGTCCTCCTAATTAAGCGCTCTGTTGTCCAACTAACGGGTCTGTGACGTAGTAAGTAATGAACCCAGTCAGAGCACCGGCACCACTTGTGCCATCAGTAACCGTAATGGTGACTAACTCATCGGAATCCATAACGAGACCAAAATCATCACCAGTGGTGGCAGTACCAAACACAAAGTTGCCGGTAGCCGCACTAGCTCCAGACAGCAGACCATTGGTATCAGAGGGGGATCCATCCTGTGTAACCCAACCCAGATCAAACGTACCAGATGCAGTAGCTGCAGTATGGATAGTAATGCCGGTAACAACAGCGCCAGCAGGAAGAATTAAGTCAGGGGCGTTAGTTGCGTTAGAAACTTTTACGTTTGCAGTAGAAGCCGGACCTGCGTCAGCGATATAAAACTGAGCGACCATAAGGCCGGTACCACAATATGCGGTGCGAGTTTGATCCCCACCGCCCGAACGCCAAATACTTTGGGTAGTTGAAACAGCCATGTTTTTCTCCGTGTAGTAGCACGACTCGTTACGGATTCTCTACTAAGTCTGCTAGGCCAGTATCCGTAACTAAAATCCTAGTACTAAAAGAATACATCAAAAGGGGGGTTTTGCAACCCCCCTCCCTACAACGATTACGCTCCGGGTGAACCAAAAGCGCCAAGCGGATCAGACCATCCGAACGAATAACGCTCACGAGCTTTATAGCGAACGTTACCAGTATCGAAATCCCCGTCCATAGAGTTCTGAAGCGGCGTACGGATAAAGTGCTTCAGACCGTTAGGCACGTCAGTCATCAGGAACCACGCATCAGGGTCAGTCAAGAAGTGGTTAATGGTGTAACCCTCGGGGATCGAACCATTATTCTTGATAGCGTTGATGTCGTTGTCATTGGTACCGACACGGAGTTCGGTTTCCAACAGACGGGTTGCCACGAACTGGAGTGCCGGGGGCACGATCAGCTTGCGGGGCTTGGCAGCGATCAGCAGGCCACGCTCATCCGTCCATGCTGCGATCTGAATAACAGCCGCCTCAAGGGAGGTCTCATTCAGGTCAGCCGGGGTGGCGGGTTCGTTGCTGTTAACACCACCAGAAACCAGCGGATGGTCGGTAGCAAACAGAGCTTTTCCATCGCCACCGGGATAGGTAGCCGAAAAGCCGTTGTTCAGAACCGAAGCCGCTTTAACCTGTTTGGTATAAGCCATAGCACGGGCCAGTGACTTGGTGTACCGGCTAGAAAGGCTGTCATACAGGTTGTCCTCGATTGCCTCTTCCGTGATGGAGAAGCCGAGGGCGATGGTTTCGTGGTTATACCGAGCCGTGAAAGCTTCCTGAGCATTGTCATAAGCGATGGCAGCGCCTTCGTTTTTGACTGGTGCAGCAGAAAAGCCGGACAGCTTGGTTTCTTCTTCAAAGGAACGCTCGGAGGTCTCAGTTTCGTAGATCTCTTTGTGTTCTTCGCCGTAGCGAGCGTACTCCATACCGAACAACGCGTTCAGTCCCGGGAGCAGCTCTTTCAGTAGTTGTGCGCGTGAAATAGCCATTTAATTTGCTCCTTAGATGCCAGACGAGTTGAGGTACATGTGACCACCACGCATCGCCGTAGTAACGGTAATCGGGGGGCCTGCACTGTAGGTTGAAGACAGATACGGCGCATTGAACTTACAAATAAACTCGCAATAACTACCAGACGAGTTAGCCGTCTCAGGCACAACATCAACAATGCGAATCGGCAGAGAAGCAGTCGCGGCAAAAGAAGTACCGAGAATGGCAACAGCCGAATCACCAGTAGTAGTAGAACCAGAGTTCTGAACCAGTTCAGCATTGTTTCCAACAGACGTACCGGCATAGAAAGCAATGGTAGTACCGGTAGAAACAGCAGCTACTTTAAACAGAACATCAGGATCATCAACCACATACGCAAAAGCATCGGTGACGCCAGAAGCATATCCGGGCCAATACTGGCTGAAAGTCTTCTGCTTAGTCACGGGGTTAGTAAAGGTGCAGCCCATGAAAATTCCTGCCACGCCTTGGTTGGAAACAGTTGCAGTACCAGCTTCAACTTCAATGGTACCGGTGTTTACCAGCTTAACTACGTCACCAAAGAAAATAGCGGTGTTGTAGCTAACCGAAGCATTTGTGATAGGAAGTAGACGGGTTGAACCTGCGTACGGCTGACCACCAATCAGATTGATGGGTAGCAGACCATACGGCTTGTCAACAGTAGGATAAGCCATCTAAAACTCCTTAAAGATTATTTAGAACCAGAACCAAACCCAACACCCCTTGTTGTCGTGCTTTTCTTTTCACTAAACAAAGGCATACGTGGGTCACTTGACCGCATAAAGTTGTTATCAACAGACTCCATTTGGGCCGTGGCTTGTCGATTGTAGTAATCGTTGCGTGAGTCTGCCAGTTCTGCTGACATAGAACACAGCATCAATCCACCAATTTCGACATTACCGTTTGTATTACTTTGCAGTTTTAGCTCAGGAAAATCTGATGCTTTAACCGGTTCCCATCCCTCACGTATCCGTTTAGACACGTTTGACGCATGCGACTGACCAAGCAGTTCAGTTGCAATCCACCGAAATTTTAATCCGGGGCGTGAGTCTGGGGTAGGGAGAGTACTAGCAGGCACAAAAACTGTACGAGCTTGGCTCTCACGTGTTTGAAGGCTTCTAGGTGTGCGCTCTTGCGCACCGTCACGACTAATTCTTTCAGACATGGTTAGGACTCCGAATTAAGTTTAAGTACTTCACGAGCATACTGATCATTGGTAAGACCTAGCCTCTTGGCTAACGCTTCTTGGGTTTTGGTCAATTTGACCGCTACCTTCTTACCTGCAGTACGAGTAGGCGCAGCAACAACGGTTGCCGGACGTTTCGGTTGTTCCTTCCGCGTCTCACCGAAAAAGTCGGGAAACACTTCACGCATGCGAGCGTCGATGCGCTCGTAGTAGGTATCAGTCCGAGGATCAATACCGTTTTCGACCAGTTTTTTGTGCACAGCCAGCGCGAGACTGGTCATCTCATCATCCTGCCCAAACCATTGGTTCCGGGCCTGCCACTTTACGGCCTTGGGGTCGTATGTGGACTCTGATTGCTGCTGTGTTGGTTGACTGTATACATCGGTTTCTGGGATTTGTAAAGCACTAGGTTTAAAAGTTTTTGCCTGCTCCAGCCGATACCGGGCAGCAGCTAGTTCTTCTTGCGCTGCAATAATTTGGTCGGTGTCGTAAGACTCCTGTGCTTCTTTCAGCTTCTGACGGGCAAACTGCATCTCCATCTCAGCCTTCTGGGCAGCTAACTCGGTGTACGTCTGGGCACCTTGGTTATAGGTCTCCCGTAGCTTTTTGTTCTCCTCCAGCAACTGCTGGGCTATCCGAGTAGCCTCCTCACGCTCCCGAAGCGCTGCTTCTTTAGCCCTGCGCTCATCGTGACGGGCATGACTCAACTCCTTGATCCGTTTCTGGACTTTATCGCTATATTCAGCGACTTCCTCATCGGACGGGTCCTCAACTTCGCGGTCAAGCGGTTTACGGCCCCGATCCTCCGGTGGCGTATCGTCTACGACCTCCAGTTCAATGTCGGATTCTTCAAGTTCAGTTGACTCCTGCTCGCCACCTTGGGCTTGCGTTTCTTCCTGTTCGTCAGGAAATTTAAACTCTTCTCTATCTTTAATT